AAGCCTGGACGTCCTGTCCTGTAATCTATTTTGCCTTTACGTTTAGCAATATGTTTTTGTTTACGTGCTAGTCTACCGTAGCCCCTTAGTTTGATTGCTTTTAACATTGCTTCATACAGTTCTCGTGTATCCACTTCTATATCGTCTTTGGACATAGTGCTATTTAAATATATCACTTTCAGTGATCACGCGAAAGCGAATGCCTTTTCCTTTTGCCCATTTATTAGCTGCCTCCCATTTGGCTCTGTTTACAATGTAAGCTGCCTGATTTTGTTTATTTTTTCCTACAGATTCAAATTTAGCTTGATTATTTGGTTTTACTTCTATTAGCTCTCCAATGCGTTTTCCTGTTTTATCTTGATAAACTAAAAAAAAATCTGGCACATAAATTGTATTTTTTCCAGTTAGAGGATTTCTGTAAGGGATCTGAATTGATTCAGATGCCCACTGCATGACAGAAGGATTGTTATCACAAAAACGCATAAAAGCAAATTCCCATGAGGATCGATATCTTGGGGTCTTCTTTCCAATATATTTGTCAGAGTTTTTAGGTTTGAAAAGACCAGATGCCCATTTGTTCATTATGCTTGAATATTTCTTGAAACATTACCTAATGTTGTTTTATCATTTTTATATCCAAGAACGGATGTTTTGTAACGATATGCGTTTAATATCTCTGTAACAAGTTGTGAAATCACAACAGGCGTTGCTGGCCGCAAGGTGTCTAATACAGACATTATATCAGCATTGTCTTTTTTTGCTTGGATCATAAGAATATATGCTGTTGTTTCAGCACTTGCTTCGTCATAGTCTCTGTCTATAAAAAATGCCTTGGTTGCTTCATATTCATTAGCATTCAGTTCGATGCGTTCTTGTCCTATGGCATCCAAAAATTCTACTAAATCCGCTTTTAAGTTGCTTTTTTTAATTTCCTGGTTACTGAATATTGAATTTGTGTTTTGATTTGCCATTAGTATGAATAGCCTCCAGATCCTGTGCTACTTGATACAGTTGTACCTCGATTGCTGGTATTTAAATTTTGGTTAACACTTGTTGTGATTTCTTCAATTGGCGATGCTAATACTTGATCAAATAATTTTTTGTCGACTGTGTAGTTGATAACTTTATTAATGATTAAATCTTTTGCGTATGAAGTTGCTGAATCAATATAAGAGTTTTTTTCTGTAGCAGTAAGTTTATTCCATTCTGTTTCAACATCATTTATTTGTAGATTAGCATCTTTTCTAAAATTGTAATATTTGGCAAACTTAGTTTTTGCTTCTACATTACTAGCAAAATAATATCCAACTTGTTTTGAATTAAGTGTAATTTGTTCACTGTTGTTTTCAGACTTTTCAATATTAGATTTTTTAATTAAAATATTTTCATTTTGTTTTCTTAGGTCTTTAGGAAAGGAAACTCCTGGCTTTGAAGTGGCACCCAAATTATTAGCGCCAGCTTTGACAGCATCTTTCACTACCCCTATGATTTCTTCTTTTGCGCCTTTGACAGCTGCTCCTGATTTAATTTTTTCATAGGTGGTTAGTGCCGATAATCCTGCTCCCAAAAGATTTCCTCGAGAGAGTAAACTTACTGTGTTTGATATTCCGCCCAACACTCCAAAGATGCTATCACCACCTGTAGCGTTTGGAGAAGGTGTTTTGTCATAATGGAAAGTAGCAAATCCTTGTGGATCAACTCCAACCTCACCATTTCTCATCTTTACTCCTGAATATGAGATTGAAAATGAATGTTCATTTACTCCAGCGCCATCAGTTTGGTCCATGGATCCGTTTGCCCAATCATTAACAATTGGATTCATCATTTTATATTCTGTAAATAATCCTCTGCTTAATTGAAATATAGAAATACTATTGAAAAATCTTTGGCTCAATCCTGTATCTAAACCAAACCTACTATATTTTCCTGTGTTACTAAATGTTGCTTGTTTGTAATCTCCTTCTATTCTATTTGTGTCAACAATATAATGTTGATAGTACGATTTCCAAAAAGCCGTAGCCACGTCGCCCATATCATCATGCAGTACAATTGCTACAGGCTGATATTGAATTCCAGTCTGAACATAATTCTTGTAGTTGTACTGATTTTTTTGTTCAACATTAAAATTATATGACGGTAAATCGCATCTTTTTACAATCATTCCTAATTCTAATTTTTCATTCTGATTAATTGATACACCAGTTGCTAGGGGATTTATATCAAATACAACATGATACAAAAATTTATTTTTTGGCGATAGTCTAAATAATTGATCAGTGTAGAGTCTTGCCGCGTGTTGATAATCACGCATTGTGTCTCCACCAATTAGTTGTTTGAGAAAATTATTACGCCAGTTTGCCATTTGTAATATTTATGGCTTTAAAAAAAGTGGAAAAAATTAAATACCGCCGCCAGTTACTGCTGTTGATATTGTTCTAGCCACTGCTGTACCTATACCAGTGCCTCTTGGTGTCTGGATAGCATTATCGTATCTAATTGACATCGTAATTTGTACAGGATCTGAAGTAGCATATGCTAATGTGCCATATTGAACGTTATCAAGATATGCGCCGAAGATTTCATAAGTTTCTAATATTGTTGGAGTATTGGCACCATTGCCACCGTCTAACATTTCTATTCTACCAGTAAACTTGTAGTCTTGTCCTGATGCGGCTGATGATTGCTCGAAGAAATCAAATTGTTTCTGTAACTGTTCACCAACTAGTTTAGTAACTTCATTGTTTACATCGTCTCTGACGTTGATTGTAATAGGATCCCATGTATGTTTACCTGCCATGTATACTTTTGAATTGTAAGCATCAAGTGTAATTTGATCAAATGTAATGTTAGGACGAGTTACATCTACAACCTGTTTAGTAAGTTCTGATCTAGGAGTTGACACACCAAAGTTCTCAAGTACCACTCTAAAGCGATATTGAAGTTTTGGCATCAGCAAGCCTTGTGATGCTGATGATTGATCACTTGCTAGTGGGACTGTAAATTTTGATAGTGTTGATATTGCCATTTTATTTTATCTCCTAGTACGAATATTTACTATTCATTTCTCCTTTTACGAACTTGTACCTTTAAAGGCCTTGTTCTGCTATTTCTCCTGTGTTTTTAAGTCTGATTGGAATAAAGATAAATTCAACTGTTTTGACAGGTTCTATAGCAACGTCTACATAAAGTTCGTTTCTATCTATTCTTGCTGGAGTATTGTTAGACTCATCGCAAACTACAGCAAAGTCATTTAAGGCTCTTTGTGCTGTTAGTTCAAGCAAGAATGATTCAATTGCTTGTTTAATTTCATTTCTTGTCAAAGCGTCGTTTGGCTCAAATATAAATGGTCTAGCAATTTTATCTAAATTCAATCTAGCAAAAGCTACTAATCTAGCTACATTTACTCTATCTAGTGCTGAAGGAGTTAGTTGTCTAGTTTTTTGCCCAAAAGCGACTAGACCTGATCCAGTTACGAAGGATATTGGATTAATGTTAACAGAGTATAGTGAGTCTCTTAGTCCCTCTGCTACTGCTGTTGATTCAAATTCTCCTTCTGAGTTAATAAAGCCTACTGAAGAAGCATTGCTTATTCCTCCTCGTCTTACACCTGCTGGAGCAAACCATGGAAACGCAACTTGATCATTAAAGGCGATTGTTCTCAACATCATGTGTGATGGTGGTACCGCTACTGATTCGCCATTAAGATCTGTTGTGAAACCAGATGGATAATAAACACCTGTGAATGAATTTGTTGTTACAAGTCCATCTTCACCATTATCTGTAGCACCTGCTGTATTGTTAGCATAGTTTGTAACTGCTGTTGAGTTTGGCTCAAGTCTGAACGGAGTATCACCAACCACAAATGCTGTTTCTTTTCTATCAGAATTCAGTGTCTCTAAATTTGTAATTAATTCTGGATAGCCTGGAGCAGCTAAAAGATTAAATTCTCTTTGTTCTTCTCTTAGAGCAGTGGTTGATTCAATTGTTGATTTCATTGCTTCAACAACCATATTTCTTTGTGCTTTACGTCCCATAAAAGGTGATCCGTCAGTTTTAAGTCCAGATACAGTTACCCAAGCATCTTTCTCGGTAGGAAGTGTTGGGAATGTAACTGTGCTTGGGAAGTTTGTTCTTGTAAAGTAATCTTTCCTAAATTCAGATACATTGTAGCCAGATCTTCTTAAGTTAAAGCCTAGCATACCTACTGGATATAGTGCCGGATCTGGCTTATCGATATCTAAATAAGATGATGTCAATAGATCAGTAATCAATGTTTCTTCGTTTACAACATCCTTAGTACCATCTGAATGGAATCTAAAGTCAGCAAACAATATACCATCCTGTGATGTTTGATCAGTGTTGTCAATTAAAACAAATTGTTGTCCATCAGTTTGTGAAGAATCATATCTGTATAGTTTTGGATAGTTTTCTAAGTCTGATGTGTTTAACCATAAGTCACCATCAACTAGTGCTGTGCCATCTGTCTGTGTTGTAGGCTCAGTCGCTGAGATAATTGGACCATTTGGATCAGTGTTTGATAAATTAAATCCTCTAGCATCTGATGTTACATTCTGATAACCAGTCCATGTTGTGCCGTTGTGTATTAAAATATCAACTTCATCAACTGTTGTGTTGTACCATTTTTGTCTATCAGCTGGATCTTTTGTTGGTTCATTAATGCTTTGTATTGCTGTGTAAGTAGTTCCGGTATCCGGAGTATTTCCTACTGGTACCCAGTTCGATGCCAAAAAGTCATAAGTTGATGATAATGGAGTAGACGAATAGTCATCTTTGTCACCAGCTGGAGCATTGTATAAGTTTGCTATTTTTGTTGTAGATAAATCTGGATTTACACCATAATCATTAGCAAAGGTGTCATTAAATCCTAAGTCACTCATAGGAGTGTTACTTGTATCTGTGAAATATATTTGTCCACCTAGTTTGTGTCTTACTGTTATCCTTTTTGAAGTAGCGTCATATTCAGCTTCTATGTTTTCAAAACCAGCTGCTAAGATGCCTGCTACAACATCGTCAGCATCAGTGCCGCCGATTGTAACTGTTTTTTCAATTAATACAGCTGATGAGGTGTTAGCAGTAGCACTTGTGTTAAGAATTGTTTCTGCCATTTTAATAGTACCAGTGTTGGTAACAGCGTTTGCTTTATCAGAAATTTTGTTTGAAACAATCTCAGTGGTTGATCCCACACCTCTGTTTCTTACAAAGGCAACATAGTCAATTAATTCTCCACTATCCCTAGTAGAATCATCCCATTCATGCTCAGTGGTGTTTACTTGTACAAACACATCATTGGTTGTTAAATTAATACCACCTCCTGATTTATCTAATTGCTGTAATGCTTGTTCTTGTGTTTTAAACACAGGAGCAGGTACAGTTTCAAATACACCTAAGGTTGTTGAATATTTTTTTAGTGAAATGGATGCTCCACCGTTTGGTTCAGTAGTTTGTATAAAAATAGAACCTGTTGGTCTTGGTCTTGTGTCACCTGATCTAAATCCATGATCTTCAGTGTGTTGGCCAATGAAAACTTTTGGTGGAAAATGTCTGTTGAGGGTACCAGTTGCTATACCAACATCTGCGAATGGAGTTCCTGTTTGATCTTCAAGTTCTAGAGCTGATATTGCTAGACTTGATGAGTCGTTTGCTGATGAGTCACCTCCTGATGCTACTGGTATCACGTACAATTCAAGTTTTCCATCTACTGCGGCTGCCTTGACACCTTCGATGCCTGCATTGTTAATAGCTGTGGCGAAAGTGGCAACAGTAGTTCCGATAGATGTTACACTGTTTCCGTTAATAATAACAACTTCGGAGTTAGTTAGTGTTGGATTTGCTACAGTTCCCCTGACAGTTGGATGTGCTGAGTTCCATGAAGCATCTTTGGTTGCAGATGAAGCTGAACCTACCTGTACCCATGTGTTGGAACGTGTTTTGAAATACAATCTATTGAATGTATTTGTTGCTACAACGGCATAGTCTCCAATTGAGCCTTTGTTGGTTTTTGGAGCAGTGCCTGTCACATCATCTGTTGATGTTATAAAAATTGGAGTTTTTGCTGTGAAAGTTTGTGTTGCTTCGTTCCATTCTTTTATACCAAATGATGATGAAGCAAGATCCCACCAGTAAAAGCCATCATTAGGTCTGCCACCAGGCGCATCTGCTGATCCTTCTAACTCGTCTAAATCTATGTTTGCTCTGATTACAAATGCTCGGTTGGCAATGCCAAGAAAGGAGTAAGCTGCCTGAAGACCGTATTCGTTCAGTTCATAACCTTGGATTGGTGTTCCAGATGCATCTGTATAAAATTCGGGATTTCCGAAAGTTTCTGTTAATTCTCTTTGTGATGAAATTAAAAATATTTCATTTGCGTTTGTGCTCAGTGTACCGCTAGCTGTTCCGCTTCCTGTACCTGATGTCTTATCTTGACCAGTTGCCACCACTACTAGTGGAACTGCTCCTGGTATTCCGGGGACGTAAAAAGATTCGTCTACTACGGAAACCTGTACTCCTGGTGATATTAGTGCCATTTGTCGTTTACTCCTTGTTAAGAATATTTACCACTGATGGGCTGATTATTACAATAATTTTAAAGAGTTGAAAAAAGGTACACATAAATATGTACGTGCTTAATGGAAACGGAAACAAAAGGCCATTGTGTCAAGAATGTAACAGCAAACCAGCTGCCTACAATTATAGACGTGGCAACAAAGTTTATTACAGAAAAAAATGTGATTCCTGTATCAAAAAAACATCTAGTTCTGTAATTACAACACCTGCCTGGCAAAGGTCAGGATATGATAAAAAACGATCATGTGAAATGTGCGGCTTTACAGCACAGCATCCTTATCAACTAGATGTATATTACATTGATGGCAACATGACAAATAATATCTCAAGTAATCTTAAAACAGTTTGTGCTAACTGTAATCGATTAATTCATGTTAAAAAAACTGGTTGGCGACAAGGCGATCTTACCGCAGATCAATAATATTTTTAGATATAGTTGAATGCAGGTCAGATAGCGATGAATTGTTTTCGATAACAACATTAAAGTCGCTGTGTGCCCATGCCCATTCAGATGGATGAACATCTTTTGGTTCTATTCTTTTGGATAGATATTGATCGAACCAAAAAGGATTTTCGCCACGTTTAACGCACCACACTGCTCCTCCAATTGATTTAATCATATTGACTTCATTCGGGAACCTTGTGTCAGGTAACACCCAATTTGTGTGTGGGTTTTCTTGGATTTTTTTCTTTACAAGACTCACCCACACTCCGTCGAAAAATCCATGTCGCATACATTCAGTACCAAATACTTGTAGAACATGTCTTGGACTTATATCTTCCCCCATTTCAGAACTCCAAAAAGCATCTGGCCTTTCTCTCCAATCTCTGGATTGTGGTGTGATTCCCTCAACCATTTGTCTTGGCCATTCGAACATTTCTGCGACTGCATCCTTAAGTTTGTCCGCAAATGAGATTTTTTTAAAGTTGTGTTGATCAATAAGATAGTCAGCAACTGTGCCTTTGCCTGAACCAATCAGTCCACATATGCCTATGATCATTAAATTATTATATAGAAAAATTATCCTATTGTAAAGGACAAAGGAGTTCCACCTTCAGCATAGTTTCCGATTTCTTGTTCTAGTTTTTCCATTTCATTCATTGCTTCGCTTTTGAGTGCATCACCATTAAGTGAACCACCACCTTGCGGGCCTGCTATAATTGAAAATTTAGATCGAGCTTCACCTAGTGTAAACTTAGATACAGCAAGTGTGTATTCTCTAATCCATGGTTTGGCATGGATGTCGGATAGTAATATAAAGTCCGGACGATGGTTGTACTGTTCTATAAGAACTATTTCCTTTGATCGCTGTCGTCTAAAAATAGTAAGCCTTCTTGTTGGTTGATCAAACTTAAAATTAATAAATCCACCAAACATTCTAGCAACTAATTCTTGATATCCG